GTCAGCGCCCCGATGAATTTCCCATCGTCGCGCTAAATGCCGGCCACTACATCCACCCGAAGTACAAGAAAATCTTTGTGCCCAAGCTCGACGTTGTGGGCTGGGTCGCAAAGGCTGACTTCGGAACGTTGGACGGAAACAGCGAAGCCGCGGCTGGCGAACCTGAGCAGCAGCCTGAAGCCGCGCCCGCCAAAGGAACGAAGGCCAAAGGCAAGAACGCGGCCGCTCAGACCCGCTTCTAACGAGAGAGCTACCGCCCCGGCGTCTCACCGCTGGGGCGGTCCATAAGCATCACACCGGGGTTGGTAACGAGTCAAACGGTAAGGGAGATAGGACGCGGGGCAAGTGGAAGGCAGCGAGCAGGCGACAAAATTCATAAGCACCGTATTCGGTCCCACGACCGAGATGCCGGTGCACGTCTGTTCGCTCGGCAATGAGCGGGACGGCAACCATGCGCCGCGCTTTGTCTCGACGCGAGACTTGGCCGATGTGGCGAAGTTCATGGCCAAGTGGGACAAGCCGGAACGCGGCCTGTTCTATTGCGTCGGGACATTGAAGCCTGGCAGCAAGCGCGAGAAGGCTAATGTGGCCGAAATCGCCTTCCTGCATGCGGACATCGATTTTAAGGACATTATCGACTCACCCGCCGACGTTGAGCGGAAGCTGTCTTACCTTAGCCTACAGCCGTCTATTGTCGTTAGTTCAGGGCATGGCTTCCATGTTTACTGGCTTCTGAAGGAAGCCATCACAGACGATTTTGATCGAGTTGAAGCGGCTCTGCGGCAATTAGCCGACACTCTTGGGGGGGACTACTCAGTTTGCGAGATAGCCCGCCTAATGCGTCTTCCTGGCTCCCACAACTCTAAACGCGGTGAATGGTCGGAAGTCGCAATTAAAACACTGGACGGGGATCGTCGTTACGAGCTGGACGACCTTGAGGAGTGGCTGAGCGAAACCTCGCCAATCATCCTGCGCAAAGAGCGGCCGCAACAGCAGCCTGCGGACAATCCGTTCCTGGCCGCCGCACAGCGTCTCGGCTTCAAGCCGCCGCTGGACGTGGAAAAGCGGCTCGCAGCTATGTCTTACATGGCCGGCGGCGATGCCTCGATCCATACGACGCAGCTTGCCGTCAGCGCGTCGCTCCTTAACGCCGGACGGGACGTTGAAGAAGTTGTTGCGACGCTCCTGGAGGCGACGCGAGCAGCCGCCGGCCCATATGGCGCGCGCTGGAACTGGAGGCGGGAAGAGACGGCGCTGCGTAAGATGTGCGAGACGTGGGTCAAAAAGCAGGGCCAGCCGCCTCGCTCATTGTCGGCGGCGGCCGTGCGGCAGGCGGATGCAACGCTGCAAGCCGCTCGTGAGCGCGAACTAGCGATCAATGGCAGCGGGGGCCAGGCCGGGGCGGCTGTGGTCAATCTCGCAGCCAAGCGTCAAGAGAAGGCAAAAAAGAAGCCGGCGAGCAGTGACAAGCAGATTGTCCCTGTCGTGGTAGCCGATGGCGTCATAGAGACGATCCGCGCCGCAGGCCAGGATATCATGCTGTCGGAAGGCGAGATTTGGATTTATGCCGATGGTGTCTGGCACGTCATGACGCCGGCCGATCAGCAATGGATTCTGACGCTGATCCAGGAAGGTTTCGAGACGCTAGGCGAGCCTGCCAAGCCGTCCAACCTGACGGCAGCGTTCAAGCGGCTGAGCGAGCACCCTGGGCTATTCAAGCGGGTTGTGCCGTGGGCCGATAGTTCGCTGATCGTATGCCGGAACGGCGTGCTGGAGGTCGAGAGCCGCAAGTTTCATCCTCATGGGCCTCATTGGTTCGCCCGTCGCAAGATCGGTGTTGAATACGATCCTGGGGCCGCCTGCCCGAAGTTTTGCCAGTTCGTATCAAGCCTGTTCAGCGATCGAACTGGCAATGAAGGGCCGGCCTACGAAAACGTAATAAGGGCGTGGATGGGATCGGCGCTTGCCGTCAGTCATCTGAGCCGCGAGGAGCGCAAGGCGCTGATCCTGGTCGGGCCGTCGCGCACTGGCAAAACGGAGCTAAGCCGCGTCGTTCGGTTGCTTATCGGTGACCCTATTGCGACGCCAAGCGTCGCCGAGATCAGCGAGCGATTTGGCCTAAGCTCACTCTATGACGCCGCCGCATGGATACGTGACGACGCCATTAACGAGGGTGACGACCTGGACCCGCAGCGGTTTAAGACCATCGTCACAGGCGAGCCGATCGACATTGAGCGCAAGCACAAGCCGGCCGTGCCCGGCGTTGAATTGAAGCTGCCCGTTCTGCTGACGACCAACGCCTTGCCAAGAACCAGAGACAGGTCCGACGCCATCTTTAACCGTGCCATTGTGCTGGAAATGACCAACGAAGTCAGCGAGCAGGCGGCGCATCAAGCCCGCACCAAGATGGACGTGCCGAGAGGGCAGACATTAGGCAGTTGGATAGTGGGGGAAGAAGGCCCCGGCATCTTGAATTGGGCTCTGGAGGGCCTTTCAAGGCTCCTTGAGCGCGGCTCCTACGACCTGCCCGATAGCGTGCGCGACACGATCCAGCGCTTCAAGGACGATAACAACCCGGTTGGCGAGTGGGCGCGTACAGCCATTACCAGAACCCCATATGGCCGTGTCAGTCGTTCCGACCTGATGTGCGCTTACCACGGCTGGCAGCGTGAGCAGGACGGTGATGAGGCAAAAGCATTCGGCTCGCGCGCCTTCTTCCCACGTCTACGATCGGTCGCACCATGGATATCCGAACTCCAGGAACACTCGGGGCGCCGATACATCACCGGCCTGCAACTGACCAACGAAGGACTCCAATTTTGGGAGCTACACAACCAGGGGCCGCATTTAAAGAGCGGGTCAAAGGGGTCGAGTTTGGCAAAGCACGAAGTGAATAAGACCTTCTCTGCACCGGTCGAAACACAAAAAAAGGAGGCAACAAGCAATGACAAAACACCCCGCTTTTAAGTGCCACACATTGCAAAAAAGGGCCGTTTTGAACGTGTTGCGGCAACGGCTCAACGTGTTGCGCAATTTTATTATCAACACATTGGAAGTGTTGCGTCACACTTTGATTTTGCAAAGTGTGGCGCGAAAAGCTGTTACGACGCAATGGTATGGCGGCGGGCGCAACACCGCAACACTTCTTTCTCTAAAATATTTATATATCTACATATGTACGTATATGCATGTACGTATAGGGGTAAGTAAGGAACGGCGTTCGAAATGTTGCGCCCCCCGGCAGGCGGTGTCGGCATGAGCAGCTCGATCGTTCGCCATTGGCTGGCCGAAGTCAGCGCCGCCGCACTCCCGTTCGAGTCTCGCTGGACCGAGCTGGCGCTACGTCGGGTCGATGCCGAGTTGGCGCGCCGGCTGTTTGAGCAGCGCGGCCTGTTCGACCAAGCCTGCATCACAGGAACGGCGGCGGAGGTCGAACTTCAAGGATCCGCCATGTGTCGCGGGTATGCGGCTGCTGTCCGGCGTCTCACTGATGCCGGCGCTGAGGACGACGCCTACATGCTCGGCGCTGATCCAGCGTCCGGTCTCAAGGTCGCGGTCGGGGCGCAGAAGGCTGCGCTGGCGCGTGTTCGCGAGCTGCACGGTCAGGACGTGGTGCTTGTCACGCCTGACGAGGTAGCGGTCCTCATGGCCTCGGTCGAGGCGTTCAAGTTCGTCGGCGCTGTCAAACAATACTTCCCGGACGCTGAGGTCATCAAGAGATACGAGGAATGCGGGACGTGAACACGAGGGGGCATCCTATGGCCGCAAGGCGCAAGACCAGAACGATAACCGTCGAAAGCAGGTCGATGGGGCCAACGCCGGAGCGGGTGAAGCAGGCGGCCGGCGACATGAAGCGCGTCATCGACAATGACGGGAACAAGATTATCGCTATGCAGGACAGCCCATTGGACCGGATGCTGTCACGCGGGGCGATTGATCCGGCTCCGTACCGGGCGCTGATGAAATACAAGCATCACTGGTATCATGCCGGACTAAGCGGCTCGATCTCGTCTGTGGACGCCAACCGCGTCTTTGCCAGCGACGCAACGAACTTTTCGCACATGGCGAAGACCGAGCAACAGGCAGATCACCGGCAGCAGTATCGAAAGGCGGTAGGTAAGATTGGCATCATTGCGTCGAACGTGGTGGAGCGCGTGGTTTGCTACGAGATGCCATTGGCGGCTGGTGTGGCTGTCGGGAATGCTCCGCAAGCCCGTTCGGAATCCACAATGGCGCTCAAGATTGCAGGCGAAATGCTCGCAGGTCTGTGGGGCATAACATGACCCCGCTTGACACGTTACGCCGAAGCACCCCATATAGGGCATGTTCTAAAGTTGTGCGCCCCCGGCCGGTTAACCCCGCGACCGGGTTTTTTCATGGGAATTGCGAAATGATTTCGACTGGAATGCAGGCACAGGCGTTAGGTTATCAGGCGGCCAGTCCAAATGCTTTGAACGCACCGCGCCAGCTTGGCTTCGTTGAGCGCGCTTCAGGTCTCGCAAGCGGCCTCGAAGGCCTGGAGGGCAGGCTCGAAGGGCTGTTGTCCAGGGTTGACGGGACCGGAGGCACGAACGCCATCAAGGCGGCGTCACCCCCTCTGGTTGGCATGTCATCCTGTTTTTCGGATGCCGAGAACCACCTTCGCGCGTGTCTCTCGCTAATCGATGAGCTTCACAAGCGGTTTTGAACAGACCCTTCTCCGCCGTCAGGTTCAGCGCCTATGCCAGAGACCTTGCCAATGCTGTGTATGGGTTGAGCCTAGAGGTTAAGCGCATGACAGCCATTGCAAGGCTCAAGGATAAGCTCAGTAAGGCGGCAGGTGTGGCTCAGCGAGCCGCAGAGGCAATCGAGGCTGAAGCTGACGCATTGATTGCCGAGGAAGAAGCTATCAAAGCCAAGACGGAAGAAGCATTTGCGCCTCACAAGGCCATTCTGAGCGAGGCCAAGACCGAACTGGATGCGGTCAAGGATGCGCTCAATCTGATGAGCAATGGTGGTCCCCCTTTGCAAGATGCCGAGCCTTCCGAGCAGGTCGCAAACGCTGATGAGCCTGCTGTGTTGAAATATCCGAGGTTTGCATGAGTGAACCAATCTTCCGAGAGGGCCATGAATTTCGCGATGATAACGGCAATCTCATTTGCCGGGCCGCGCGGGATATCTTCCCCGGAGAAACGCTATCGAAGGATCAGTTCAAGGATTGGCAAGTGGCAGAACCTCTTGTTGGCGAAATGTTGCCGCCTTCGATAGCCAAGGCACTGTTGCCATGATCCGCCTTCCTTTGAGCCAAACCGGCCAACCCGCGCAATTTGCCCAAGACGTGCAGGCGCACATCGAGGCTTTGACGGCTCACATGATGGGCAAGCCGGGCGTAGCTGCACCGAGGGCGTCTGAGCTCGTCGAGAGCGTCATTGCACGCCAGCCGCAAGACGGTCCTGTCGCTACGCGCGGGCCGGATCGGTTTGTCGCGCTGCCGTATGAAATCGTCGGCGACACGCCAAAGACGCCTGAGCAAGAGCAGGCGCTGAACGTGTTGCGGGAGACGATCAATGGCTGATGAGAAGCCAGCCAGAGATGAAAAGGGCCTGTTCTTACAGGGAGTATCAGGAAATCTTTCTGGCCGCCCGAAAGGCGCGCGTTCGAAGCTTGGTGAGGCATTCATCGAGGATATGTTGGCCGATTGGGAGGCTAACGGTCCTGCCGCCATTCGAAAGGTCCGCGAGACAAAGCCGGATGCTTACTTAAAGGTTATCGCGATGATCCTTCCGAAGGATTTGAACGTCAACATCAACAGCACAGAACATTTGACGGATGAGCAGCTTATCGAGCGAGTCCGGTCCCTTGACGCCGCCATCCGGCCTTTCCTTGCTCTTGAGGGAGCAGGCGGAGTTGATGGCGGAGTTGGACCGTCGAAACCGCACTAACCGGCTCAAGCACTACAAGCCTTATCCGAAGCAGAAGGAATTTCACGCTCTCAAGGTTCGGGAGCGGCTGTTCGTCGCCGGTAATCAGTTGGGCAAAACTTTGGCCGGCGCGGCTGAAACCTCGATGCATCTGACGGGCGAATATCCCGATTGGTGGGAGGGGCGGCGCTTCGATAAGCCCGGCATCGTGATTGCAGGCTCGGAATCCGCGGAGCTAACGCGCGATGGTGTGCAGCGGCTCTTGGTAGGACCGCCTGACCGCGAGGAGGAATGGGGCACGGGTTTTATTCCGCAACGCTGCATCAAGGATAGAACGCGAAGGATGGGCGTTTCAAACGCCTTGGATACGGTAACGGTTAAGCATGTGTCGGGCGGTTATTCGACGCTGTACCTCAAGAGCTACGATCAAGGCCGGTCGAAGTGGCAGGCTAACACGGTTGATTTCGTTTGGTTCGATGAAGAGCCGCCGGAGGATGTGTATTTCGAGGGCATAACGCGCACGAATGCCACCAAGGGCAGCGTCATGGTGACGTTCACGCCGCTTAAGGGCATGTCGAGCGTGGTAGCGCGGTTCTTCCTGGAGGAAAGCCCCGACCGCGCCAAGGTCACGATGACCATTGATGATGCTGAGCATTTCACGGAAGCTGAGCGCAAGACGATCATCGACGGATATCCGGCACATGAACGCGAGGCTCGCACCAAGGGTATCCCGACGCTTGGTAGCGGGTTGATCTTTCCGGTGCTTGAGGAAAGCATCATTGTCGCACCGTTCGATATTCCGAAGATTTGGCCGCAGATTGGCGGCGTGGACTTTGGATATGATCACCCGTTTGGCGCTGTGCGTCTGGCTTGGGACCGTGATAACGACACGGTTTATGTCACAGCGAATTACCGTGAACGGCAAACCACGCCGATTATTCATGCGGCGGCGCTGAGACCGTGGGGCGACTGGTTGCCGTGGGCATGGCCTCACGACGGGCTACAGCACGACAAGGGCTCGGGCGATCAACTCGCCAAGCAATACCGCGATCAGCATCTGCAGATGCTTCCTGAGCGCGCTACGTTCGACGATGGTACAAACGGTGTTGAGGCCGGTATTTCTGACATGTTGCAGAGAATGCAAACTGGGCGCTGGAAGGTATTTTCGACCTGCGGCGAGTGGCTGGAAGAGCGCCGACTGTATCATCGCAAGGATGGCAAGATTGTGAAAGAGCGCGACGACGTGATTTCAGCGTCTCGCTACGCTCTGATGATGCTGCGGTTCGCCACGGTCAAGCCGGACAGCAAGTCCTGGAATTTCCAGCCCCGCAAGGTGGCGTAAGGAATATCAATGCCCGAAATGCAAGACGCGGACCTGTGCAAGGTAGTTCTTCGCTACGAGCCGGAAACCGGCAAGCTATTTTGGCGTGAGCGGCCCCCGGAGATGTTTAACCGGAGCGGTTCATGGTCGCCTGAAAGGCGCGCAAAGGCTTGGAACAGCACTTATGCCGGCAAGGAAGCATTCACCTATCTTACTGACGATGGTTACCGCCAAGGAGCCATTCAAGGGCGCACTATGAGAGCGCACCGCGTTATTTGGATGATGATGACTGGCGCGCGCCCCCCCGACGACATTGATCATATTGATGGTGATCGATCTAACAATCGATGGGGAAATCTAAGGTCCGCCACTCGATCTCAGAACATGCACAATATGAAAATGGTAGACCGCAATAAAAGTGGGGCTACTGGCGTGGTGAGACAGGGCGGTCGTTGGGTCGCGCGCCTGAGAGTAGACGGGAAGCATCTTTATCTCGGATCATTCGGAGACTTGGAAGAAGCTAGGGCAGTTCGATCCGCTGCTCAGGCGGCGCATGGTTACACTGCACGTCACGGGATGGCCCCATAATGGCGGAGATGGCCCCGGTAGACGTCTGTAAGATTGTAGCCAGCCTCATTAGGGACTGCGAAGCCTATCGCGTCATCCAAAATCCTGATCGCTTGAGGGCGATGGAGTATTTTGACGGCGTGATGAAGGACACGCCCTCCGACGACGGCCGTTCCAAGGTTGTCTCGCGTGATGTGCGTGGCGAGATCAAGAAGGTTCTGCCGTCCGTCGTCCGCATCATTCTCGGCAATGACAAGGTTGTCGAGTATCAGCCCAACGAGCAGGGCGACGAGGGCGCGGCGGATCAGGCCACGGACTACATCAACTCGCTGGTGTTTCCTGAGAGTGACGGCCCGAATGCGGTGCATGACGCGATTGACGACGCTCTGCGGCTTCGCAACGGCATCATCAAATGGTGGCAGGACAAGCGCATCGAGGTCAAGTATTCGGAGCATTCCGGGCTTGATGACATGGCGTTCACGCAACTTGTGTCAGATGACAGCGTAGAGGTGCTGGAACACACCGCGCGGACGGAAATGTGCGAGGGGCCTGACGGCCCGTATCCGTGCCCGGTGCATGACTGCCGGATTCGCCGCAAGGTCACCAAATCATGCCCGAAGCTGGCAGCGATTACGCCTGAAAACTTCCTGATGCATCCCGACGCGCTGACGATGCTGGACTCGCCTGTTATAGGCGAGAACTACCGCATTCGGCGCTCTGATCTTGTCGCAATGGGCTATGACCGGGAGAAGGTTGACCTGATCCCGATGGCTGGGGCTAACACCAGCGAGCAGGATGCAGAGGCGACGACGCGCCGCCGCGATGAATGGGTTCGTGACGATCCAGCCTCGAAGGCGATGGAGGAAATCGACTACTACGAACTACTGGCCCGGATCGATGTGGACGGCGACGGCATCGCGGAATTGCGACGGCTGGTGTTTGCCGGCGGGCTGAATGAGAAATACCTGCTCGAGAACGAGCCTTGGGACGAAATCAACTACGCCGATATTGTTTGCGAGCGCAGGCCGCATCAATGGGAAGGCAATTCGGTTACGGACGACGTTGCCGAGATTCAGCGCATCAAGACGGTGCTGCTGCGCCAGACCCTCGATAACCTGTACTGGCAGAACAACCAGCAGCCGATCGTTCAGGAAGGGATAATCCAGAACCGGGGCGCTGTGACGAACCCCCGCTTTGGCGAGCCGATCGTGGTTCGAAGCGGGACGGACGTTAGGACGGCCCTTGGCTTCAACGTCGTGCCATTTGTGGCCGATAAATCGTTTCAGATGCTCTCCTACCTCGATGAGGAGAAACACGACCGTACTGGCATCTCTGACGCCTCTAGTGGCATGGCCCCGGATGCCTTGCAGAACATGACGGCGAAGGCGTCGGCCATGATCGAGCAGGCCGGCATCGGTCAAACTGAATTGATGGTCCGCACCATTGCGAACTGCCTTAAGCCGGTGTTTCGCGGGCTGTTGAAACTGATTATTCAGCACCAGGACAAGCCGCGCACGGTTCGATTGCGCAATCAGTGGGTGGAGTTCGATCCGCGCACATGGAATGCGGACATGGATTGCACGGTTAATACCGGGCTTGGTGCCGGCACTCGTGAGCGCGACCTGATGATGATGCAGTTCGTCACCGGGATGCAGGAAAAGCTACTGGCGGCATTCGGCCCCAACAACCCATTCGTCAAGCCGGATCAGCTTTACAACGCCGTGTCGAAGATGGTTGAGGCGGCCGGGCTGAAATCGCCCGATCTATATTTCACCAAGCCCGATCCGCAGGAAGTGCAAGCTTTGCTGGATCAGCAGGCTAATCGACCGTCGCCCGAGCAGGAAAAGACGCAAGGCGCGTTGCAGATCGAGCAGGCCAAGGGACAGGTTCAGCTACAGCTTGCCGACAAGAAGATGCAGGTTGACGCCTCACGCGAGCAACAGCAACGAGATGCCGATCTTGTCATCAAGCGAGCCGAGCTTGAGAAGGAAACGCAAGCCAAGATGCACGATGCGCAGCTTAAGGCGCAGGCGGATGCGGACAAGATGCAGCTTGAGCGTGAGAAGATCGCATCCCATGAGCGGATTGAGGCTGCAAAGCTTGCCGCCACCATGCAGCTTGAACGCGAGAAACTAGACCGCGCTGACCAGAATGCCGAGAAGGACCGGCAGGCCAGCGTTCAACAGGCGCAGGCGGCTTCTATCGGCCGGGCTTTTGAGCGTGGTGAGCCGAGGGCGGCACAATGAGCGAATATTATTCTTGCGAGACGCCTCACGGTGACACCGTGACGATTATTTGTGGGCCTGGCCGCCCGATTGCTTACACCAAGCATGAAGGCGGTGAGTGGTTCGCTTGCCCGGATGGCAAGGGACCGTTCCCTGCGGCAGTTTTGTTCGATGACGGCAGCATTTTTGATACCATCTTGCACGGGCTTGGCGTTAATGGCGGTTGGCGTAAGTTACAAAACCACAAGCCGCGCATTCGCATCAAAATGGGTAGCACAGCGTGACCGCCGAAGAACGCGCCCATTCCGCGCAGGCCATCCTCGCGATCCCGCTTTTCAACGAATTGATGGATGAATTGGAGCAGGCTGCAATCAATGCCTGCATCTTCGCGAAATACGACGACCACGAAGCACGCCAGGCCCATGCAGCCGAGGCGCGTTCTGTCAGGAATTTGCGTTCGAGGATCGAAGCCATCTCGAAAGAGGGCCAATCGACAGGACGTAAGCAAGCGCCGGCATAGCTCGGCAAAACCCAAGGACTGAACATGATAGAGGCAACCGTCAACCCGGATTCCGGGAACGATAGTGCTGAACCCTCCGACGCTCTCGACAATCCCGAAAACCTCAATTTCGAGGAGCCTGAAGAGCAGGCCAACCAGGAAGTTGAGCAGAGCGGGACCGAAACCGACAGCGAGACGGATGAGACCGCCAGTGAAGATGGCACAGGTCAAGAGGCCGAAGAGTCCGCAGACAACACCGAGACCGAGGCGAGCGAAGAGCCTGCCGAGGTCAAGGATGATGTTGTCGTCACTGTTAACGGCGAAAAGCTACCGCTCAGCGAGTTGAAAGCCGGTTATCAGCGACAGGCGGATTATACCCGCAAGACGCAAGAGCTTGGCAACAAGCGGCGCGATCTTGAGGCATTGTCAACCCGCGTCACGGCTTCCGTGAACGCCATTGCAGACCTTCTGGTTAAACAGATACCGCCTGCCCCTGACCCCACTCTAGCCATGACCGATCCCGGCAAGTACGTTGCCGACAAGGCCATGCATGACGCGATGATGGCCCAGGTGGCGTCTGTTATCGAACAGGCCCAAGCCCCGAAAGAGGCGGTGAACAAGCTTACGGAAGAGCAGCGCGCCGAACTGTTGCAGTCGGAAAACGCCAAGCTCGCAGAAGCATTCCCGCAGACCGCCAAGCCCGAAACGCGAAAGAAGTTCTTTGACGACGTATCCCGCGTCGCTGGCGAACTCGGCTATTCGCAGAAGGATTTGGAAGGGGTGACTGACCATCGCCTGTTCAAGCTGGCCTACTACGCCAAGCTTGGCATGGATGCCGAGAAGGCGAAGGCGAAAGCGACGCAGAAAGTCGCCAACGTCCCGCCGATGGCCCAGCAGAAACGTCAGGCCCCGGCTCAGGTCAGGAAAAATCAGGACGCAATGAGAAGGTTGGCAAAAACCGGGTCGATCCATGACGCCATGGCAATCGACTTTGAGTGAAACCCATCTTCATAGGAGGCCATAATGGCCGCTGTTACCAATACCTTCATTTCGACCTCTGCGGTCGGCAACCGGGAGGAGCTTTCGGACGTGGTGTCTCGCATCACCCCGGAAGATACCCCGATCTACACCATGATCCCAAAGGGGAAATGCGTCTCGACGCATCCTGAATGGGAAACCGAAGAGCTTGCCGCGCCGGCCGAGAACATCCGGCCTGAAGGCGAGGAGTACAACTTCGGCACCGTCACGCCGCCTTCGCGCATGGGCGACTATACCCAAATCCTGCGCAAGGACTGGATCATCTCGAACACCCAGGAAGTGGTGGACGAGGCCGGCAAGGTGCAGAAGCGCAAGCACCAGAAGCTCAAGAAGGGCGTTGAAATCCGCAAGGATGTCGAGTTGGCGATTGTGACCAACAACGCATCGGTCGGCGGCTCAACTCGCGAGTTTGGTGGTCTGCCGACGTGGATCACCACGAACGTCAGCCGCGATGCTGGTGGCTCGAATGGCGGCTTCAACTCTGGCACTGGCCTGACGGTTGCGGCCACCAACGGCTCGCAGCGCGCCTTCACCAAGGCCATCATGGATGACGTGATGCAGCAGGGCTATAACTCCGGCGCGAACTTCCGCTCCGTCGTTGTCTCGCCCTACGTCAAGAGCGTGTTCGTCACGTTCATGTCTGACAGCAACGTCGCGCCGTTCCGGCATGCGGTCGATAACGGCAACAACAACACCATCATCGCCAACGCGGACATCTACGAGGGTCCGTTCGGCAAGATCATGGTGAAGCCCAATCGTGTCATGGCGACTTCTGCCAGTGTGGCGCGCAATGCGTTCTTCCTCGATACGGACATGGTGTCCTTCCTCTGGCTGCGCAAAATCCAGGAGGACAAGAAGGTCCGCGTCAATGCTGACGCCGATGCTGGCGTTATCATCGGGGAGGGCACGCTCAAGGTGAGCAATGAAAAGGGCCTCGGCGTCGCTGCGGACCTCTATGGCCTGACGGCCGCGAGCTAAGGAGAACGCACATGAGCATGACCGCCCTTAAACCCACTGTCGTCACTGCGGCAACGCTGACGCTGGACTACTCCCACCACAATGAGGGTCTCGTTGTGGTCAACGCCGCGACCGGCTGCACCGTGACGCTCCCGGCTGCTTCCGGCTCTGGTGCGCGTTTCCGGCTTCTGGTCGGGACCACGATCTCGTCCGGCAGCTTCAAGGTTCAGGTTGCCAATGCGTCCGACACCATGGCTGGTCACATCACGACCAGCCTTGCGACGGGTGCGGCTGGTGCCGATTTCGGAGAGGCCCTGACCGGCACTGACGACACGATCACCATGAACGGCACCACGACTGGCGGTATTGCCGGATCGTATGTCGAGTGTGAGGACGTGGCGGCTAACCTATGGCGCGTGAATGCAGCACTGATCGGCTCTGGCACGCTTGCCACTTCTGTCAGCGCCGCCGTTTCGTAAACGGTTCGACATCATCAATAAGAAGGGGCTGCCTAGCGCGGCCCCTTTTTCTATGGAGCCAACATGGCAGCAGAAAAACAGCAAGTGCCGGAAATCGAAGTCGAGATTTTGCGGGATATCTGGGTCGGTGAACCGGGCAACGCCCAGCGCATCCGGCAGGGGACCTGGCTCAAAGTCCCGCTCGATGAAAAGGTTGTTGACGGCATTGCCTCGGGCGCGATCCGTCGCGTTCAGGCTGGCGAAACGCGGCCCGAATAGCATGGCGATCAAGGACGGCGATTGGGAACTGTACGAATACGATTACCAGACCGGCCGGTCGGTGTGGGTGATGTTCGATGGTGCCCAGACGCATTTCCGGACGGATTATCCGGTAGCCGCGACGATGGCCGAGAATGAAGCCGTTCGCAACGCGGCCAGCAAGGCATGGTCCGGCGACTGGCATCGCGTGGCTTCTGTGCCGTTGAACGTCCTGCACGATGAAAAACTTGGCCTGTTGAAGGCGCACAAGCAGGGCGACGATGCCTATGTGTCGCGCTGGCTGAATGATAGCGACAACCGGGCCTGGCGCGTCAAAGAGGGCAATGTCTGATGCCAAACCCAATACTGGCCGGCCGGCAGCCTGGAGCGACCTACAACACGACTCTCAATCCGTTAGAGGAGTTTGCGTTCCGCCAGTGGGTTCAAGACAATCATGTCCCATTTGATCCATATTCGACCGCGCCACAAGATTATGACATGCGGGGGTTTTACCAAGGGCTGCAACAGCAGAACCCGAAAGCTATGTCGGCTGTCGATCCTAACGATGGGCTGATGCACTATCCTGATTTTTGGAAAACGCCGATACACCAGACGTTTTCAAACGAAAGCCAATGGGCTCCAGCCAATGCGCCAGCCTGGAACGATCAGGATCAACTAGTAAGCCAAGGTGGACGAATCATTTTCGATGATCGAGCCAAGAAGGTGAGTGAGTTGGCAGCGCTGCTTATGGGCAACGGCCGATGAGTGCGCTTGCTGATTATCTCGATCTGCGGCTCGCCGTAGCCGATCACGTAGGCAACCGTGGCCTGTCCGATGTCATGCCGCGCCTCGTGCAGACGGCGGAAGCGTACCTCAACAAGGAATTGCGCTGCCGTCAGCAGGTCACTTATGCGACGTTGGTGTTTGCGGATGGCGCAGCACCTTTGCCGGCTGATTTCCTCGAAATCATCACTGTGTTTGACGATTTCAACAACCCCATGCGAGCTACGCAGCTTGCGGACCAACGCCGGCTTGGGTCGATGTATTCGCGTTATTCAATTGACGGGACAAACATCAACATCAACGGCTATACCGGCAACCGCGATATTCAGTATTACGCCAAGCTGGCGACGCTGACGGCATCGCCGACGACATCGAACTGGCTGCTGGCTGATTATCCGGAGGTCTATCTGTACGCGGTCGGGCTGCAAGCTGCGAAATTCCTCAAGGAGGTTGATCTAGCCCAAGCGACCAAGACGTTGCTGGATGCCGCGATGTCAGAATTGCGCGTTGGTGACGAACGGGCGCGATGGGCTAACTCCACGGTTCGCGTGCAGGGCTGCACACCGTAGGCATGTGATGGATAGTAAATATCTTCGTGATCGATTGGTCTACGCCCCGGAAACGGGAGTTTTTACATGGAAGCCGATTGCAGAACTCACAAACTGGGATGCCTACTGGAATAGGCAGTTTGCGCACCGGACCGCCGGCTCGATCCACAAATCCGGGTATTTGCGTATCAATATTGATTGCAGGACATATTTGGGTCATCTGCTCGCATGGCAATATGTCAATGGTGAAAAGCCAAAGATGCCAATCGATCATATTAATCGTGATCGTGCCGACAATAGAATTGCTAATCTCCGCATCGCGACCGCAAAACAGAACGCGAGGAACAAGCGGGTTCAGAGGAACAATACAAGCGGCGTTCTAGGGATCACTTGGAATAAGTCGTGCCAAAAATGGCAAGCCTCATTAGAGGCTGATGGAAAGTGTCACTATCTCGGAGTGTTCAAGGAATTGAATGACGCGGCGGCCGCGCGCCGGAAAGCATCGATCGAAGTTTTCGGCGAGTGGGCTGGGGAAAATTAGCCATGAGCCTGCTATCCATCGCAGCCAATGTCGCGGCAAATGTTGGCGTCAAAGCTCCGCTGTCTGTGCTTGCTAACGTCAACGATCAGAACGCGATCAAGATTGCGACATTCTCGCAAGAGACCGGAGACGAACTGGCGCGGCGTGCGGATTGGTCGGCGCTGCGCAAGACTGTGACGCTGGTGGGAGATGGGACATCCAGCGCGATAGCCCTGCCGAGCAATTTCCTACGGTTGATCCCTGGACTGTCTGTCATGACATCGGCGGGGGCGGCTATTCGCACCGGCTTATCGTCGGATGAATGGAATAGCCTGACACCAACGGAAGGAACACCGCGCTTTGCGCGTCTGATCGGCGGATCGATCGCGCTCTATCCCTATCTTGCCTATGCCGCGACGGCGACCGTGACCTACCAAAGCAATGCATGGGCTCCAAGTGGATCGACATGGGCCAACGATGGCGATGTTCCGTTAGTCCCGGAACGGTTGGTCACGCAGGGCACGATCTGGCGCTGGCGTCGGCAGCTTGGGCAAGACTTTCAGGATTATCTTGCGGAATACGAGGCCTCGATTGCCGATTACGCCAAGTTTGATGACGGTCTGCGCTCGCCATGATCCGCTCAGGCCGAGCGGCTGTCAGGCAGACCGCGCAAGTCCCAGCAACCTATAAGCCGTACACGATCCCGGCCCCGACGCTCGGAATTATCGCCAACGCCAATCCTGCGCAGCCTCCGTCAGGCGGCGCACTGATCCTTGAGAACTTCATTCCGAGGGCAACGGACGCGCTGTTGCGGCGTGGCTCACAACTCTATCATGTAATTTCTGACGGTGTTGAGGACGTTGTTTCGCTGTTCACATACAAGAACGGCAGCAACGAGAAGCTGTTCGCGGCGACAGCGAGCGGCATCTATGACGTTTCGACCGCGACGACTCAGGTTTATTTCACGGATGGTCTCGGCAATCGCTTTGTGGCCTCTGGCAGCGGTGACGATGCTGTTGCATTCATCCCGTCAATCATGCGGGCGGCGGTTGTCGTTAGCGATCTGACAAGCGGCGATTGGTCTGCGGTGCAGTTCGCCACGTCGGGCGGCGTGTTCCTCGATATGGTGAACGGGGCTGATACAAAGCTGCTTTATGACGGCACGAACTTTTATCCCATCGCCGGAACCAGTCTTTACGCCTTCAACTATACCGCAGAAACCGCGCCATTTACGGTTGGTAAAACCCTGACCGGAGGCACGTCATCTGCAACCGGAACGATCGTCAAGGTGATCGATAACGGTACGACCGGGACGCTCTGGATTAACAATGTCAGCGGCACGTTTCAGACCGCAGAGACAATAACAGACGATAACGGCACGCCGGGGTCAGCAACATCGGATGGCACGCCAACATTGCTATTCGGCGCGATGACCGGCGTTGATCTCACGAAGTTGTCCTACAACTGGACGCATCAGCAACGGCTTTTCTATATCCAGAAGGACACACTGAGCGCGTGGTATCTGCCGGCCACCTCGATCAGCGGCGCAGCTGTGGAATTGCCGCTTGGCGGCGTGTTCAACCTTGGCGGCTCTCTGTTGTTTGGTTCGTCATGGTCATTGGAGACAGGAGCGGGCGGCTTGCAGGAATACTGCGCGTTCTTCACGACCGAGGGGGAGGCCGCAGTCTATCAAGGTGCCGACCCAAGCACGGCTGACACATGGGCAAAGGTCGGCGTCTATCGCATCGGCAAGCCACTTGGGCCACAAGCTCATTTCCGCGCTGGCGGTGATATCGTTGTGTCAACCGATATCGGGCTGATCCCGCTATCGACTGCGCTGCAAAAAGACTTCTCTGTCCTGTCGCCTTCTGCCGTCTCCGCTCCTATCGAAACGATATGGAATAACGAGGTCTCGGCCAGGTTTGGGGCGAACTGGCGCTGCCAGATTTGGTCCGCAAACCAGATCGCCATCGTTAACCCGCCGACCGTCAATAATCTCCCGGCTGTCCTTTACGTCGCCAATTTGCGCACTGGCGCATGGGGCAAGTTCACGGGCTGGAATAGTAAGTGCATGGCGGTGTTTCAAAACCGGCTGTTCTTTGGCTCGACTGCATCGCAGGTGATTGAAGCCAATGTGACCGGCTCCGATATGGGCCAACCTTACACCGGCATCTATGTTCCGCTGTTTAGCGATTTCGGTGCGCCGACCACGAAAACGGCTGGCATGACGCGGGCCGTGATGCAATCGTTCGCACCGCTCAATGAGCAGCTTTCGATGCAAGTCGAGTTCGATGTTAATCTGCCGTCCGTGCCAGTCGGTTCTGTCGCACCAACATCGAATGTCTGGGGCGGCGGTGTCTGGGGCTCAGCTATTTGGGGGCAGGGGCTTACGAAAGCGACGTACAGCAACTGGCATTCAACACCGAACACCGGCAACGCGATGGCTCCTGCGTTGCAACTCACGTCTGGAAGTATCGTCCCGCTTGATGCGACGATCTTGCGAATGGATGTGACCTATACGACTGGCGATCTGGTTACGTGATGCAGACGGTATGGGCTGGCGATGCGCTTCATGAAATCAGGGATGCAATTGCTGGCTTTGTCGCGCGGCATATCAAGGGCGGTGATCGTGGTTTCGGTAATTGCGTCGCAATGGGCGTGATAGACGACGAGACCCTGATCGCAGGCATGATCTTCCATAATTACAACCCGGAATGCCAGACGATCGAACTATCAGGCGCAGCAACATCAAAGCGGTGGCTGACGCGGCGCGTGTTCAATGAGATGTTCTCATACGCCTTCGATCAGGCTGGCTGTCAGATGCTTGTCGCAAGGCATTCGGAACACAACAGGACATTGCGCCGTATGTGGAACGCGGTCGGTGCGAACGAATACCTTATCCCGCGATTGCGCGGGCGGAATGAAGCTGAAGCTGTTGCGACTTACACCGCCGAAGCGTGGCGGGAGGGGCGTACAATGAGAGGCAAACACTGATGGGCAAAAGTTCACCGCCGCCACCGCCCGATCCGCGTCAGACCTCTGCTGCTCAAACTGGCACCAGTGTTGCGACTGCGCTTGCGAACGCCAATTTGCAGAACGTTAATCAGATCACGCCAAACGGCAATCTGACTTACTCGCAAAGCGGAACGTATCAGTTCAAAGACCCTTATACGGGGCAGAGCTACGATATCCCGCAATTCACGGCGACGCAGACGCTATCGCCCGATCAGCAGAAGCTCTACGATCTTAACAATCAGACGCAGCAGAACTTGGGGCAGATCGGAGTCGACCAATCGTCCAAGATCGGTTCCTTGCTTAATACGCCCTTCGATCCTGCAACAGCGAATGCCGCCGTTGAGAACAAAATCGATGCACTTGGGGCCGCGCGTCTTGATCCTCAGTTCGCGCGCTCGGAAGATGCGTTGCGGACGAAGCTTGCCAATCAGGGTATTCAACCCGGATCGGCTGCATGGAATGCGGAGATGACGCAATTCCAGCAGGGCAAGAACGACGCCTACAATCAGCTTTTCCTCAGCGGCAACCAGCAAGCCTTCCAGCAGGCGCAGGCCACGCGCAACCAGCCGATCAACGAGATAACCGCGCTGATGTCTGGTTCTCAGGTGAGCCCGCCGAATTACGTCAACACGTCACAGCCGACCATCCCGACCACGGACAACGCAGGCATTATTAACTCGAATTACAATCAGCAGCTTCAAAACTATCAGATTGAGCAGCAGCAGCGGAATGCCTTGCTTGGAGGGTTGTTCGGGCTGGGCGCGGCCGGCGTCTACAAGTTCAGCGACAAGCGGCTAAAGAAGGACATCAAGAAGATTGGCAAGACGAACGACGGGCAAAATCTATACAGCTACAAGTATCGCGGCAGCGATGAGCCGCAGATCGGCTTGATGGCAGGCGAGGTAGAAAAGAAACGCCCCGACGCCGTTATCACCACGCCGAGCGGATACAAGGCTGTGAACTACGACAAAGCCCTTGGACTGATGGGAGCCGCCTAACATGGCGCTGACATTCGGTATCGATACCGCAGCCGGCGAAACGCCGCAGACGGTCGCACAGCGTCGCCAGATGGCGAACCTGATTGCGGCGCGGATGCTCGGCACTGCTCCCAAGAATGTCGGAGAGGGGCTTAACGCGATCGGGCAGGCGCTTATTGCGCGGTCAATGATGGGAGAGGCTGACGATGCGCAAAAGGCCGGCATGGCGTCACTGCCGGACTTTCTCAAGTCGCAGATCACCGGCCAGCCTGTAGCGCCACCCGCCGCACCGTCTGTCTCTACCCCGATGGGGGCGACTTCGATCCCATCAGGATCGATTGATCCGCGATTGAGTTCCGCCATCAGCACGGCCTCAGCTAATTCCGGCATCGATCCGGCCTATATGACGCGGCTGGCGCTGGTCGAGAATGGCGGCAAAGTGGAAGGCGGCAGTCCGCTATCGAGCGCGCAAGGTCCGTTTCAGTTCCTGAGCGGGACCGCAAAGCAGTATGGTCTCGCTAACCCAAACGATCCGGCTGCGAGCGCGGATGCGGCGGCACGGCTGACGCTGGACAACAAGGCGGCGTTGACAAGCGCGCTGGGCCGCGAGCCAACTCCCGGCGAACTGTACCTTGCCCATCAGCAAGGAGTCGGCGGGGCGATCAAGCTGTTGCAGAACCCGAATGCGCCGGTCGAAAGCGTGATCGGGGCAGAGGCCGCGCGCAATAATGCCGCCACTCCCGGCATGACGGCGGGGCAGTTCGCAAACAAGTGGATGGGCAAGTTCGGAGACATCGTGCAGACGGTCGATCCGGCGCAAAAGAACGTCATCGACGCGCAGGCCGATAGTCAGCCGATGGCCTTTGCTGGCACTCCCACTCCAATGCAGCCTGTAGCCCCACAGCCGCCCGCTGGTGCGGCTCCCGTCGATGGGGGCGCTGATAGCCCTGCGGCCATTCCGCCCGCTGTACAGCCAGCTACGCAGCCGCAAAACCGCTTCCTGTTCAAGAACGCGAGCGACGAGGATATACAAAAGGCACTCGTCAACCCGTTCACGCCCGAGAATGTCCGAGCCGCGTTGACGGCAGAATACAAACTCCGCGCGGACGCGGCACAGAAGGCCGCTGATCCGATGCGGGCGCTGGACATGCAGAGCAAGACGCTTGCGATCAAGAAGGCGCAGCAGGATTTGAACGATAGAAAAACAGTCGTCGTCAACGGCCGTCTTGTGGACGCCCAGACTGGTGAGCTTGTGAAGGATTACAGCACTATCGGCAAGACGCCTGAAGGCACTGTTTTAGAACTAGATGCCCAAGGTAATCCTACTGGGCTTAAGGTTCTGGCGAATAGCCCACAGGACATCAAGGCTAAGGCTAACCAACAGAAGCTCGATCAGCAGAAAGAGCAGCAGGCCCGATCCGCCGACGTGGTGACGCAGGATATCGACCGCGCCCTTGATCTGACCAAGAACGCGACGCTGCCGGTTACAGGGTCTATTGGCGCTCTTACAGCCAACCTTCCGGGGACCACATCGCATGATGTGAGCGCGCTTCTTACTGGCATCAAGGCGAATATCAGCTTTGATCGGCTGCAGGCCATGCGCGCGGCTTCGCCAACTGGCGGCGCTCTTGGTAACGTATCCGATCAGGAGGGAGCGCGCCTCGCGTCGGCTTATGGCAATCTTGAGCAGTCGCAATCTCGGCCTCAGTTCGAGCGCAACTTGAAGCGCGTCAAAAACATCTATCTCGATATCGTGCATGGCCCAGGGAATGGACCAGCCCGAGAGAAAATCGATGGGGTAACTTCTTCAACTCCAGACCGCTCGGCCATTGAAGCCGAAATGAAGCGCCGGGGCCTGCTCTGATGGTCGATCTGTCGAAATTATCAGACGCCGAATTGCAGTCGCTATATGGACAGGCTCAGCCCAGCGCTGACCTGTCCAAGATGTCAGACGCCGAATTGAAAGCGGCTTATGGCTCGCCGGGAGATATGGCGCTTGGCTTGGCAAAGCAGGCCGGCGTTGGCGTTGCCAAGGGCATCATCGGCACGGTCGGGACGATCCCGCTCATTTCAGATGTCCTGCACAACGCCGCGAATAAATATCTGATCGATCCGGTTTTGAATGCGACTATCGGCAAGCCGGCCGTCTCGCCGGATTCCTCACAGCCTCCAAACATCAACCAGATGTTTAGCCCTGCCGGCATCCAGAGCGGTGTTGAAACGGTCACAGGACCATTCCGGAAGCCTGAAACGACGGGCGAAAAATATGCCGACACTATCGGGCAGTTCGCTCCTGGCTTGCTAGGCGGCGGTGCAGGATTGGCGCGCCGCGCATTAACGCAAGTCGTGGCCCCTGGAGTTGCCAGCGAAGCTCTTGGGCAAGCGACAGAAGGAACGGCAAGCGAGCCGTATGCGCGCGTTGCTGGTGCGCTTTTGGCCCCAGCAGCCGTTGGCGCTGCTCGTAGCGTTATCACGCCATTCTCGGCTGACCCGGCCAGGCAAAGACTGGTTGATATTCTTCATGGTGAAGGCGTCACATCGCTTACTGCGGGGCAGAGAACCGGCAACAAGCGGCTTCAATATGCAGAAAGCGCGCTGAGCGATTCTGTTGGTTCTGGCGGCGGGGCGCAGCGCATCCAGCAGGAGGGGCAACGGCAGTTTACTGAAGCTGCAATGAGAAGGGCTGGCGCTGGGCCAACCGCCACGCCGGAAGTCCTGGCCGACAATCAACAGCGCCTTGGAGACGCTTTCCGCGACCTGTCGGCCCGCAACAATCTGAATTTCGATCCACAGTTCGGCCAGGATATTGTCGGAGCTATCCGCAATTATCAGCGCGTCCCGCCATCCCAGCAGCGCGCGATTGTGGAAGGCTATGTTCAGGACATTTCGCAGCATCTCGCCAATGGCCAGATGCCTGGGCCGCAATATCAGGAGATGCGGTCGCGGCTATCACGGCAAGCGAACAGCCTTCGCAACAGTGACCCGACGCTATCAGATACGCTGCGGGGTATGCGGAACGCCCTCGACAACGCGATGGGACGGTCGATCTCTCCGCAGGATCAGGCCGCATGGCAGCTGGCACGTCAGCAATACGCGGCTCAAAAGACAATCGAGAAGGCAGCCAGCAGGGCAGGCGAGGCAACCGCAGAGGGCCAGATTGTGCCGGCAAACCTGCGAAACGCAGTATCGGCTGAAAATCGTGGGGCTTATGCTCGCGGGCAGGGTCCGTTCTCAGAATTGGCGCGAGCCGGGTCCGGCATTATGGCCCCATTGCCTCAGTCGGGCACAGCCCCGCGAGCGGCTATTACTGCGCTCGCGTCCCTAATTGGCGGCGGTGCTGGTTCACCGGGCGGGCCTGCTGGTATGAGCATCGGAGCGGCTTTAGGTGCTGCGCTTGGACCTGCAGCGCTCAGTCGTGCAGTTATGTCGCGTCCTGTCCAGGCTTACTTGGGCAACCAGTTATTGCGGGCCGGACCGGGCGATACGCCGCGCGATGCAATCGTTCGCGCGTTATTGGCCTCCAACGGAGGGCAATCCCTCTTGCCCAGACAATGAGGTCACCAACCGCGATGATAATCGCGGTCGAGAAAATCGCGGCAAGTAATGCGAATATGGCTGCTGCCTGACCCGGCAACTGCCACTCGAAATAGATGTTTCCGAACAGGACAAACAAAAACGCGCTGACCTGAACGGCCTTCAATAAAGGCTGGCGCATCCGACGAGTCTAACACCACCCATCCCGCCTTCCAAGCCGCCTCCGGGCGGCTTTTTCTTTGGGGAATACGCCAGTGCCTGATGACGCAAGCGGCAATTACAGCCTTCCTGCTGGCTATTTGGCCGTAACCGGACAGGTTGTTCAGCCGAGTAACCATAATCCGCCGCTAGAGGATTTGGCAGCGGCCACAACCGCCCGTCTGCCGCGCTCCGGCGTGGCTCCTATGACGGGGCCGCTGAAGACCATTACGGGCTCGGCCAGCGCACCTGCAATCTCCCCGAACAACAATCCGGACATTGGGCTTTATTGGACCGCGACGGGCATCGCCTTTGCCGGTTCGGTGGCGGGTGTTCGCTTCATTGGGGAGCTGATCCCGTACACGCTGCTGACTGCTCCTGCGCTTACCGTCTTTCCATACGGCCAAACGCTGCTGCGCGCATCGTATCCCGATCTTTGGGCGGCTGCTCAAACTGACATCGCTGCCGGCAACACCTTTTACAACAATGGCAACGGGACGACGACATTCGGCATTGGCGATCTTCGTGGCCGCGTTGTCGCTGGCAAAGACAATATGGGCGGGTCGAGCGCCAACCGCCTTACCCCAACATATTTAGGCGTGGACCCTGCGGTTCTTGGTGCGGCAGGAGGCGGCGAAAGCCAGACACTCACTACCGCGCAAACACCCTCGCATGTGCATGCGAATACTATCTCTGATCCAGGACATACTCACGTTTACACGCAGTATAATCTCAACCCATCTGGTGGTCCTGGGGCTGGCTCGGCAAATCCTGGATTTGGAAATACCAACGCCGCGGCCACTGTGTCGAACACTACAGGCATCACGATTATCAACGCGGCCGCAGGCGGCGGTGGCGCACACAACAACATCCAACCAACTCTTGTCTGCAATTACCTACTCTACGCGGGAGCCTGACGCATGGCCGATATTCGCTTTAAGGATTTAGACGAAGCGTCAACGCCGGGCGCAGACTATTTCATTCCCTCCGATAGCGCGACCGATGGCGTTAAGAAAATCAAGCCAGCCAATTTTGGGATTTCGACCGCAACGCAGACCGCGTTGGACTTGAAGGCCAATACTGCCGATCTCGGCACGGCCGCGACCACAGACGCGACGGCTTATGCCACTGCCGCGCAGGGAGCTACGGCAGACAGCGCCTTACAGCCCGGCGACATTGGCGTGACTGTTCAGGCTTATGATGCAGAACTGGCCGCGCTGGCAGGCTTAACAAGCGCCGCCGATAAGCTCCCCTACTTCACGGGGTCAGGCACAGCGTCACTGGCTGACTTTACGACATTTGGGCGCTCGCTCGTTGACGATGCAGATGCTTCGACAGCGCGGGCGACGCTTGGCGTGGTGATCGGGACAGATGTTCAAGCCTACGACGCGGAGCTTGCTGCGGTCGCGGGGCTGACATCTGCGGCGGATAAGCTCCCATACTTCACCGGATTAGGAACGGCAGCCCTTGCCGATTTCACGTCTTTCGGGCGTTCATTAGTTGACGATGCGGATGCATCAGCCGCTAGAACTACTCTTGGCGTAGTCATCGGCACAAACGTTCAGGCCTACAATGCCAGATTGGCCGACGTGGCCAGCATTACCTACGCGCAGGGCGATCTTCTATACTACAACGGGACGAACCTCGTTAACCTCGGCGCTGGCACGTCGGGCCAATTCCTCAAGACGCAGGGCGCTGGCGCAGACCCGGCATGGGACACTATACCGGGCGGCGGCGACATGTTGGCCGCAAACAACCTTTCAGATGTGGCGAGCGTTCAGACATCCCGCTCAAATCTCGGGCTAGGAAGTTCAGCGTCCGGTTTTGTCGGCGTTTTGCAAGCGACCCCTGTGGTCCCTTTCCACGTTGGGGCAAACAGCACGAATGGAAGTGTGGATTGCCAAGTCCTGATAAGCAGGTCTGTTGCCGACCCAACAACCGGAAACGGCCACGGGTTTTCCGACAGTTCAAACGTCACCCGCTCTGGGACAGTCGCATACGCCTCTTACGATACTGAAGTTACGATTTCAGGAACTAACAGTTACGATCATTTCGCCGGGTTCCAAAATGCCTTTACAATGGGCACGACAGGGACGATGACGAACTATTATGGGTTCGTTTCAGCCCCAACGATCAATTCCGGCACGATCCAGTTCGCAACGGGGCTTTCTGTTTTCGAGTTTCAAGGCGCTGGCGGCACCGTCGAAAATAATTTCGGCGTCTACGTCAAGCCACTAAGCAAGGGAACTCTTGCGAATTGGGCCATCTATACAGAAGGAACAACGCCCTCATATTTCGGCGGGGATATAACTTGGGTCGGCGCTGCGCCGACAGCCTACACACCAACGCAATCGGGCACAGCTACCGGCACCGCTTCGGGGTGGGTGAAGTATTTCGGTAAAATGGCGTATCTTTCGCTAAAGTTCGTAGCCACAGGAAGCGGGACTATCAAATTGTCGCTGCCATCTGGCAAAACCGCAGCGACCTTGGCAGGCTTTCAAACTCTTCAAGGCTTCGAGGCGGCGGCGACGGGCGACGCCCTTTATAGCCACATCACTGGCGGCACATCAGTTATCCAGTTTGAAAAAGTCGGGGCCTACGGCACTGGGCCTGCGGTGAGCGGAGGGACTTACATTCTAAATGGCGTCATTTACCTAGCCTAACAATTACTTGATAGCCCACATCCATTCCGCCTCCTTCGCTCCTCGGGTGTGGCTCGTGAATAGGTGATCTCCAAGTTTTCGCGGTTTACGTGTTCAGTGACCCATTGGTTCTGCACGATCTCGCCACTGGTTAGTTTAACCGGATTGTCGGCCCAAACCGTCCCGCCTCTGGTCAAAAGCGTATTGAGCCGGCGTAGCTTCCAAAAAAGCTTTCTCACGCAACACCTCGCCTAGTTTTGCGACCTTAGTCTCTACCACACCCCAAAGGACCGATCCAATGCCCAACGCAGCCCCGGCAGCGAGTGGAAGCGTGCGGCTGCACGGCATCTCTCAGGCCGCTTTCGATCTGATTGTCGAGTTCGAGGTTTCGGGCGAGGCGACCTATAAC